CGGTATTTGTTGCGGCAGGCCCAGGTGCAGACCGCCGTGATTTGCCGCGTCGGGATCAGCAGCCCCTGCAGGGTCATCGGGCTGGAGAGGCGGAACTCCACCACTTCATTGTCTTCAGCCGCCTTGCTGTCGATGTAAAACACCTGGCGGAAATACTGCCCCGGATCGGCAGACGGGTTGCCGTCGGGAAAGGTGCGCGCATCGAGATACTGGCCGAACGTATCCAGAACAGTGACCTTTGCCTGTACCATGTCATCAAAGCGCAGGCAGAGCGCGGTCACCACGCCATCAAGGTTAGCGACGCGCAGCACCGGCTCCGCGCTCTGGCCGTCACTCGACGACGCAAGCCCGGTAATTTCAAATGGCCAGGCGCCGTACTCCTCGCCATCAAACCAGATGGATTTAGCGGCAAGCTTTAAGGTGTCGCCGCCGCTCGCCGCGATTTCTTCCGGCGTATGAGGAATGGTGCAGGCGTGAAAGCGCAGCACGCCCGCGCCGAACGCCGAGCCGTCGACGGTCACCAGGCGGACGCTGTCGCCGGGCTCGAGCTTCTGAACGTCATTGCTGATTGCCATAAGTACCTACGGAGCGAATGCCTGTGTGAAGGTTGCCGTGAGAGAGAAAATGCCACCGCCCGGGGCCGACGGGCGGTAGGCGTCACAGCGGTAAAGCCCCGCGCCTTTCAGCGGTGCCTGCCAGATGAATGAGCGGCTGCCGCCATGTCTGTCCAGGAAATCCATAATCGCGGTGATGTAGCTTTCATCCCCGACGAATTCCAGATCCCATTTCTGACCGCGGGCGTTGATGCCGTCTCCCGACGCCTGGGCATACCCGTCGCCGAACTGCGCGCGGCGGACGCGGTGAGTCACCTCGCCCCCGGCATTAATGCGCGGGCACCAGGTAAAGGTTTCGGTTGCCATGTTTCACCCATAAAAAAACCCGCCGTAGCGGGTAAGTAAGGAACTTCAGCGCTTGCCCTGTGTGGCGTTCCACAACGGAGTGCCGGGCTTGCGCAGCTGCGAGTTGATGGTATCGAGAATGGCGCCGGTGAGCTGGTTAGCCACCGCGCCGGCGGCATTAGTGTTGCCCTGCGCACCACCTGTGCCGCCTGTGAAATTAATGGTCCCGATGCTGACGCTGACGCCCGCGCCGCCCTGCGTCCCGCTACCCAGCGCTTTAACACCCAGCCTGCCGGTGGCGTCTCGGGTCAGCGGCATAATGGCTTCCGGTCCTGCCTCGCCCATCAGCCCAGCACCTTTGGCAAAGGCAAACATCGTGGGGCTACTAACTATGCTGCTGCTGAATTTACTCAGATCTGCAGATTCATAAACGCCGCCTTTGGCGTTAAGCTGAATGCCCGCAGCCGCAGAGTTATATGCACCAGAAGGCGTTGAACCAACTGCCGTAGACGCGCCGAAGCTGAACAACGAACCGATAGCACTGACGCCGTTTACCAACGCCATATTTAATGCAACCTTTTCGATCGTCTTCAGAACGCTTACACCCCAGTCTTTCCAACTGGCTTTATTATCGTTCAGCATATCGACAAGGTTATTTGTGATGCCGGACAGGGCATTCTGAACACCACTGGCCGCCTGCTGCGAATAATTCGATGCATCATCAACCCAGTTTGCCAGACCATCGCGCGCGCCGGTTAGCCAGTCAGCATCAAGCTGGTCTATCTGCTGGTAATAGGATTCGTAGTTGTCGAGTCGCTTAGAGAGAGCATCATTAATAGCATCGGACTCGCGTTGATACATGCTATCGCTGATATCACCTGACTGATGCTGCAGTTGAAGGTCTTCTCGCTTCTCAATAAATTCCCGCTCGACGGCTAACCGTTCACGCAGGCGATCTCGTGTCTTGTCGCCCAAGCCAGCACCAACCATATCGGCGTTGAGAGTAGCAGCATTGTTGGCGTTCTCTCGCTGCAGGTTCGCCACATATTCGGCGACCTTAAGATTTTCTTCATTAGCTTTTTTAACGGCATTAAGCCGATCAACTTCAATGGCAAGTAGTTCTAGACGTTGGCGCTGCGTCTCGTTGAGCCCCTCTAACCTGCCATCAGCAATATCAAACTGCAGCTTCTGCTGCTCCGTAACCTCAGCCGTTTTTTTGCCCGTAGTATCTATCAGGGCAATTTGGCGTAAGTAGCTTTGCTCTGTAGTCCTAAAGACGCTTTCAAGCTTTTTGGATCCGGCGTCAGCGGTGGGCTTACCATTTACCTCTCCTTTTCCAAGCTTAAAGCTGGCACTGGTGCCGCCACTCACAACAGCAGCACTTACAGGAAGAGTAGTCTGAAAATCCTTCAAACCGGCGATTCGAGAACGTAAGTCAGCGAGTTCTTTCCTTTTAGCGTCTGTGTCCATCCCAATACGATTTACGCCAGCCAGAAAACCTTTATCATTTAGATCTGCTTCGAGATTTTTAATTCGCCTCTCAATTTCAATGCGTGAGGCACCGGCGGCGACTCTCTGACCGCCCTGAAAATTTTCAACTAAACGCCCTAACTCCGAAGCAGCATTACCAAGCCAGCCAACAAGAGACGCCACTCCCCCGACCAGCTCAGAGAGACCCTGCAATACAGCTGGGTCCGTAAATGTTTTTTTCAGATCGTCCAGCCCAGTCTGGAGCGGGGAAAGGTCAACCTTAGCGAGACCAGCAGCAATCTCCATCTTCAGCCCGCTCGCCTGCGCTTCTAAGTCTTGAAAGAACTGGTTTACTTTGACAAGGTCATCAATGGATTTAGGATCAGGAGCAACACCATAGTCTTTCGCGAGCTGAATAAATTGATTCAGCTTTTGGTTGTTGTTATCAAAAAGAGGTAATAATTTCGATAAGTCATTGCCGAGGCTTTCTAGAATATTCGTTTTTTCGGCATTGGTATTAATTTTACTCAGAGCTTCTCCGATAGCCAGCAATTGCTTATCCGGAGTAGTTTTAGAAAGTTTATCAGCTGATAGTCCTAAAGCGTTTAGTGCATCTACAGCCTCCCCTGATTTATTGAGTACCGCATCACCGATTTTATCTCCAATATCTTTGAAAATATCGGCTATCTGATCACCTGATACTCCTGCTTTTTCTGCCGCAAATTGCCATGCCAGCAATTCTTGAGTAGAGACTTTAAGTGATTTTGCCCAGCGATCAGTTTCGGTTATCTGATCTGATGTGCTTTTTAGTAATGCGATACCAGCTGTAGCAGCGGTAACTGCGGCCCCAGCCGCAGCTACGCCTATAGTCGCAACAGCAGCTCCTGCAGCCTTAACGTCAGACTCAATCTGTCTCCGCCATTTTGCGGATGAGCGCTGGGCCTTATCCAAACCCGAGACGAAACCGCCTACCTTGGCTATTAGATCTATTGTCAAGGTACCAAGAGATTTGCTAGCCAATTTTTTCTCCTTTAAAAAACCGCCGAAGCGGTTTTTTTAATATTTTAAATTAAAATTTCGCTGATTCCGGTTTCTTGACAAGATTACATTTTGATTTATCCGAATGAACATCAGACGTCATTTCGCTATAAGTTTTTCTCTCAAAAATTAGAGACGACCTATCAACAGAGTATGTTTGCTTTAAGCTTTTAGAGTCTTTACGCCATGTAACTTTATCAGGCCCAAAGGATGCTGGGGCTGTAAAATTAAGCCCAGAACCCATGGATGGGCTCTGTAACGAAGCCAATCCATTCGACTGATCAAGAACTACGATTAGGTCTGGTGTTCTGCTATCAAAATACGGACATGATAGATAGATAGCCTTTTCAGCTGACATAGCTTGCATAGAAACAAAAACCAGGCTCGCCAAAGTAAATATATTTTTCATTGTTACTCTCCTAAGGTTAGCGCAACAAGACTAACAGGGAATAGAGCAACGACAAAACATCAACCTGGCTTATCAATTCCAGGCATTCATAGCCTGCTCGAGGGAAATGGGTTGTTCACGAATATGCGGAGCAAAATCACATAGCCTGAAAGCTGGGTCATCTTTGCCACGATTTACGTTAGCCAGCACCGACGCCACCAGCGCGGCACCCCACTCTGTTCGCATCATCGGGTTCAGGCTTCCGTACTGGTTGCGGTATTTGACCCAGAGCTGAAACTCGCGGAAGCTGAGAGCTTCTTGCGCTTCGGCGATTGTCCTCCCACCGATGCCGTTGAGGACGAGTTCACACCAGATTTCGTCTTCTCCGGTAAGCTCGTCTTTCCCAGGTCGTTAACTTCCTGGATTGCCAGTAGTAGCGCGATAGTGAGCTGCCCGTCCAGCGCGCCCCGCTCGGAATCTGCTTCACCCGTGATATCGGCGGGGGTGAATACCGGCTTTCCTTCTTCGTCACAGATGGAAGCGGCAATTCGGCCAGCAACCCCGTCAATATGCCCCTGCGCCGCCATTACATCTGTCATGGCAGTGTAATAGCCCATCGGCCGAATATAGACTGTTGCGGTAAGCTCCTGGCCGCCCTGTTTCCAGGTAATTTCTTTTTCAACCGGGCGCCCAGTAAACGCGCCAGCTTGTTTTAGTGAGTCGAGGGTAAGTTTCATAGCTGTTCCCAATATTAGTGAAATGTTACGGGGCCGCAGCCCCGCAAGTTAACTGCCTGCCTGCGCTTTTGGGATCCAGACGGCAGAGCCGGAACGCTGGATGGAGGCTGAAGTGGAAACGACGGTGTTAGCTGCGAAGTCGAAAGGGAAATCGGCTACGTACCCCTTAAATACGAACCAGGTACGGTCATCCGGCAGTGCCAGACCGTCTACCGCTCCCGTTGCACCAGAGGCGGCCGCCGTTGGTACTGAGTCACCGTCAGACCAACCAATGGCGAAAGTCAGCGCCTGATCTTCTTCATCGTCAGAAATTGACAGGTTATAAAGCATGATGTGACTGGCGTTTTTGGGGTCAGCGTTCAGTGTCGCCGTTGCCTGGCCGGGCGTGCGTAAGCCGCGTTTGTAGGTGCGGTCAAACTTTTCAGAAAGACAGGTATCTTCGATCTGGTCGGCAGGGTTACTCCCCGGGGTAAAACTGGTGATGCATTCAATTTCGCTCACCGCGCCTTTAGCCAGCACGAAGAGCTGAGTGCCTTGTGTCAATACAGACATGGGAATCTCCGGATATAAAAAAACCGGCTCAGGGCCGGTGCTTGTGGGTTATCGCCTGACTATCCAGTCAACATCGAAGGAGTAGCGGTAGCGCCTGGTTTCAGGGTCTTTTTCCTGTCCTCCCAGGCGCGTTATGTAAGCATGTGGCTCAATGGCGTCCCGCAGCGCGGCGGCCAGGGCGATCACCTCATCCACCGTGTCGGCGTAGGCATCCACCTGCAGGGTGAACGAGTCGACATCGGGCCTTTGCTTGAGGTAATTCTCCGGCGAGCCGCTGACGTTCTGCCAGACCACGTAGGGGTAAACAACAGCATCATCCTGGCGGCCGAAGGGGTAGAGGCGCACCGGGTCGGTTCCCAGTAACGCCGTTACCGTCGGGCTGGCAGCGCAGACGGAAAAGATAGGCGCGATCATGGTGGCACTCCTTTCTTTTGCGCGCGCTTAATGGCCCGGTCTATAGACTTTTCGTATTCGGTGGCGAACACGTTAACCACTTCGCCAACGCTGCTTTCCGCCGCCGGGCGCATGAAAGGCTGAGCGCGCATTTTCTCGGTACCTAACTCAACCAGGCGCCAGTGTGGGGTCGGCGCGTTCTCGCTGAGGTCAGGATGATTTTTCAGTACGGCGCCGTGCAGCACCCCAATGCGAAAGCCCAGATTGCCGGTTGTTTTGAAAAGCCTGCCGTTCCAGCGCATCGCCACGTTCGCGGCGATGCTACGCCCGGTTTCAGGGTCGTCAATGCGGCTGGCGTTCTCTTTTGCCTTATCGACAATCACGTTGCCGGCGCGCCGGAGCGCCGCCCGCCCGCCGCGCCGCCGCAGGTCATCGCTGATACTGTCCAGCTTACCCAGCAGCGAATCGAGCCCGGTAATGCTGAAATCAATGCCATCAGCCATCGTTAACCCCCCGGGAGCATGGTAGCGTCAGATATTCGCGCCCACTTTTGTCGTCCTCCAGCACGCCCTGAATGTCATAAACGCGCCCACGGTAAAGAATGCGGTGCTTATCCGTGACGTCATCACGCCAGCGGATAGTGATCCGCGTCGTTACTTCATTCTGACCTGCTTTCGCGGCCACAAAATCCCGCGCGGAAAGGTCAGTAACGTTAGCCCACAGTTCGGCCACATCAGCCCAGCCATTAACAACGGCGCCGGTGGCCGGGCTCTGCGTCTTAACCGGCTTCTGTAACGTGATGCGCTTGTTGAGCTTTCCGGCCTGCATACTCACCCCCCGGGCTTGCCGCTAAGGTAGGTGTGCTGTGGAAGTTCAGCTTCACTCTCTTCCACTACCATTGACTGGTAGATCACCGCCGTCAGAGCCTCGTTTGACTCCGCCAGTCGGTTCATCGCTGCTGTCTGGGCTGCCATTGCTGCCAGCAGCTGGGTTACCTGTTGCTCGTTCATAGGCGATTTTCATCCACTTTTTCAGCCACTCGCGCCGGGCGGCGCATCCGGAGCAGGCCATCAGTGCCATCTCCTGTGCCGTATCAGCAGCGCCTCAACGCCCAGCGGCGTTTCCGAGAGGTTCTGCGCCGCAGCTTCGCGGTTTGCATACCAGTGACCAATCAGCAAAAGCATTGCCGCCCAGATGCCGGAAGTAAAAAGAACCTCACGGGGAGGCTCTTTATCTTCCGCTGGCGGCGTCAGCGTTTCCACCAGCGCGCCGTCGCAGAACTGCTCAACGTAATCGACGGCCGCTGATGCATAGGCAGCGATAAGCGCATCCTCAGCGTTACTGTCAACCCTCAGATGCGTCTTTATCTGCGCCATCTGCTCCGCGCTTATTTCCACCTTTACCCCCGGTTTTGGCTTTTTCGGGTTTTTCAGGATCTGGCGTTTCCGCCTTTTCAGGCTCAACTTCTTCAGCCAGGTTCAGTTTCACCAGCGCCTCGCCAATCTCCTTTTTCACGGTGCGCGTTTCGCCCTGTGAAACGGTGCCGAGGTGGTAGTGCGAGAACATACGGAGAGCTTTAATTTTCATGCAGTAAACGCGGCCATTGCTGGCCGCGCCCTTCTGTTATGCGCCAGAGGAAACGGTCATGCTGCCGGTAACAATCGCCGCCGGGCGATAGTGCGCCAGCGCCAGGCGCTCTTCGCACAGGATGGTCAGCATGTTCTTCACGAAGTTATCGCGGTCCTGGTTGCTGATCTCGATGGTGGCATCCATACGGTCCCAGACCTGGGACGCCAGGCCGAACGCACCGACGGTGAACGTGCCTGCCGCCTGCGCCGTGGTGGAAACCACCGGCAGGCCCCACAGCACTTTCGAGGCGAATGCCTGCGGACCGCCGAGGATATAGTTGCCGTTGGCATCCTTCAGCAGCGCAATGCGGTGCCAGTCGCGCGGGTTCAGAATGATACCGTCCGCTTCGAACTCGCTCAGCGACACCTGGTAAATAGCGTGGGCAAGAATATCCGCGCCGTTGTCGCCGTCCGCGTTCAGCTCGGTTTCGTAATCAGTACCCACGGCATTCAGGCCCAGCAGGTTATCGCCGGTACCGTCACCGTTGAGCATCTGGTTTTCTTCCACCAGCGCCAGGCCGTACATCATGCGGGAGTTGATGTAGGACTGGAGCGCCGGCGCATCGTCCATAATCTGGCGGGACGCCTGCATCCAGTGCGCGATGGTTTTCACGTTCGCCATTTCTTTGGTGAAAGTGAGGTTACTTTCCGGTTTCAGCGTACCTTCGGCCACCGGCGCCGCGGCGTTGGTGAAGATATTTTCGCGGACGTACTCCAGGGCGTTACTGGTGATGCGCCCCTGTGCCAGCAGATCGCGGACGGTCAGGCGGCGCAGGCCCGGCGTGAGGATGCCCGGCACCTGCTGCGGCTGCACCAGCGCGCCGGCAGAGGCCGCGCCCGAGCCGAGCGCTTTATCAAAGCTGGTCACTTTCGTTTTGGCGCGATCGCCGTTCCAGTTTTTGATGAGGTCTTCAGAGACACGCTCAGAGAATGACTTCTGTGCGGTCTGGTCCGGCGTATTACCGGCAAGCTTTTGCTCGAGGTCGAAAAGACGCTGGCCTGACAATTTCAGTTCGTCCTGGGCCTTGGTCAAATCCTCCTGAAGCTGCCTGTTAATCTGCCCGTTCTCCTGAATGGCCTTGCGCTGCTCTTCGATCAGGTTTTTTACTTCAGTCTGGGAGTTTTCAATCGCTTTCTGAAGGGTTGCTAATTCACTCATGGATAGCTCCGTTAATTGGTCCGCAGGGTAGCGGCAAAGGAAGTAATGCGCTGCGTCAGCGCGTCAATGTCGCCGCCGTCGAACTCGCTTCGACCTGCGGACTTCACGCGGGCGATGAACGCCTGCGCCTCAGCACGCGTCAGGCCGACTGAATCCCTCAGCCAGCCCTCCGCATCACGAATGGTTTTGATGCCGTCGATACTCTTCATGGCGGTTACGCCCGCCAGTTCGTTGGCCGGGAAAGTGCAGACGCTGATTTCCCGCAGATAGGAGATGTTTTTGAAGATGAGGCCGGTGGTACCGACGGTGTAATCATCCGGCCCGACCGAGAAGCCCACCGACATCCCTTCGACTGTGCCATGCTGCATGGCAGCTTTCAGATCCTCGGAAATGCTCAGGCCGGGCGTGAGCTGGCCGCGCACAAACAACCCTTTTTCGTCTTCGTGCATGGCATCCCATTTACCCACCGGGATAGCGCGCGTCTGGTGATTGAAGAACATCGCCACCTTGCGGCTCTGGCCGGCGAGCACGCTGCTGAATGCACCAGGCAGGATAATGTCGCCGTCGGAGTCGGTGTTATTGAACACCGAGGCATATCCCTCAAAGGTTCCCTTGCTGCCGTCGCCGGTGAACTTGATTTCGGTCTGGTCGAACGCCAGCGTTTTATGAATGTCAGGCATCTTGGCCCCCATAAAAGTCAGGCCCCGTCATTGCGGGGCCCGTTGTTTGTTCCGAGGTCGGTAATGGGTATGTTCTGCGACTGGCGCGTCGCCACATCGCCGCCAGGCAATGGCGGGAGATTGTCCAGCCTTCGCACTTCGTTAACCGTGCGAATACCGGTGTTAACCATGATCTGCATAAACGAGGCACGGCTTGCCGAGTCGCCGCGCAGCAGGCCGTCGAGATTGTGCTCAGCGTGAATAAAGCCCTGCTCCGACTCCTTAACTATCCAGCGCTCAATGCTGTACTCCCAACGGTCGAGGTAGGGCTTCAGGGTGTACTGCAGGAAGCCCAGATTCTGCTGCTCAATGCCGCTGCCCCATGATGTGGTTTTCTCAACATCCCCGACCAAGTGCGGCGGCACGCCGTAAAAGCGCGCCAGCTCTGCCACCTCAAATTTTCGCGCCTCAAGCATCTGAGCGTCCTGCGGGCTGATGCCGATAGCCTGGGTGGTAAAGCCACTTTCGAGGATCCAGAGACGTTTCTTCACCGGTCCGCCGGCAATTTCCCGGAAGTTCTCCTCAAGCTGACCGCGCTGCTCTTTGGTGAGTACCTTGCCATCCGTCATCAGTATTTGCGGAGACTTGGCGCCGTTGGCGAAGAAATCGCGCTGCTGGTCTTCCATGGCAATAGCAACACCCGCTGCTTTCGCGCTGAACGCCAGCGGCGAAAGCCCGGTCAGGCCGTTAAAGCCAAGGCCCTTGAGGTGAAAAATTTCTTTCTGGCTGAACTCGGCGTACTCAGTGTCACGCCTGTAGCGGTAGACAATGCGCTTCCTGTCCTCCAGACGCACTTCCATGTTGGCGCTCATCAGCGGGATCAGGCTGATTACATCACCCGCCCGGTTACGCTCAATCAGCGCATAGGCGTTGCCGTAGGCGCAGAGCTGCATGGTCATGGCCTCGCGGAACTCCAGCGCGGTCATAAAATTATTGGGCCGGAAGCGCAACAGCTGCGCCAGCGGGTGTTTCGGGTCCGCCTTGCTGCGCTGCCCGTCCTTCGTTTCGTAGATATCCAGCGGGAGGCTGGCGGTAACGGTGGAAATCAGGCGGATACACGCCCAGACGGTGCTGATCTGTAGCGTGCGCT